CAACCTGCTGGAAATAGGTCTTATCAATCTCCTTTCTCAAATATCTCTTACTATGACAGTAACTATTGGCACGCTCTCTTTGATGATTTCTGCTTCCCTGATGGTTCTAAACCTTCTTGGGATAGAGTGTCATGGCTTCAGAAAAGATTCATGAAGTGGTTTAACAAGGAGAGAACTAAGACCATTCTTACTTTCCCTGTTGAAACTATGGCACTTCTCACTGATGGAAAGGATGTCATAGACAAAGAGTATAAGGACTTTACTGCTGAAATGTATGCAGAAGGTCATTCCTTCTTCACATATCTTTCAGACAACCCCAATGCCTTGGCTTCTTGTTGCAGACTGAGAAATGAGATGGAGAGTAATGCCTTCAGTTTCACCAATGGACTCACTGGAGTTCAGACTGGAAGCTGTAATGTTATTACCCTCAATCTCAATAGGATTGTGCAGGATTGTTTCAGGGAAAACCTGTCCACTATTGAAGATGTGCAGGAACTCTGGAATTATGCTCCAGATGAATACAAGAAGGCTATGAGAGATGGATTGAAGGAGTATCTTGTAAATATCTTGAGCAGGGTCTATAAGTACCATATTGCCTATAAAACCTTACTCTATGAGGCTGAAGAAAAAGGGATGCTGACAGCATCTTATGCTGGCTACATTTCTATGAAGAAGCTTTATTGCACCATTGGTATTAATGGAATCAATGAAGCTGCTGAGTTCCTTGGACTTAAGTGTAACTATAATGAGGACTACAGAGAATTCTGTGACCTTATCAATGGCACTATTTCTGAGGAGAATCAGAAGCATTCTTCGGCAAAATTCAAATTTAATCTTGAGTATGTTCCAGCAGAAGGACTTAGTAGCAAGAACTACAATTGGGACAAAGAAGATGGATACTGGGTGCCTACAGACAGAAATCTGTATAACTCCTATTTCTATCTTGCTGGAGACCCTGATACTTCCGTGCTTGATAGGTTCAGACTGCATGGTAGAGCCTTTACAGGTAAACTTGACGGAGGAGTAGGTCTTCATTGCAATCTTGAAGACCACCTTAGCAAAGAGCAATATCTCAAGCTTATTGATTTTGCCATTTCTGAGGGAACTTCTTACTTCACTTTCAATGTGCCAAATTGTCAGTGTGACAAATGTAAGCATATTGAGAAACACCATTTTGATGTTTGTCCAAAGTGTGGTAGTATAGAGGTTACTGATTGGACTAGGGTGATAGGCTTCCTGAGACCTGTCAAGAAATTTGACAAGTTCAGAAAATGGGAAGCTGAGAATAGGAGAGTTTATAGCTCTAAAGATAGTGTGAAATGTTAAAATACTTGGATACTAAAGTAGTCTTTGCAGAAATTCCTGATGAGATTACTCTTGCTATAAATATAAGTGGATGTCCTTGCAGATGTCCAGACTGCCACAGTAAATATCTTTGGGAAGATACTGGCAATCCCCTTACCAAAAAGGCAGTCAAAAAGCTTGTTGAAGATAACCCAGGTATCACTTGTGTAGCTTTCATGGGTGGAGATTCTAACCCTAAGGAGCTTGCAGGTATTATCAAGTATCTTTCATATGAGGAATTCTCTTCAGTTTCAATTCCAAAGATTGCTTGGTATTCTGGTAGAGAAGAAATTGAGTATCCCCAAATCCTTGATGACTTAGACTTCATTAAATTGGGGCCTTTCATCAAGGAATTTGGGCCACTCAATTCTCCTACAACCAATCAGAGGTTTTACAAAGTAGAACATCCTGATGGTACCCCCAAGCTCACTGATATTACATCGGTATTTTGGGAAAAAGCAAACTAAACAAGAAACAGAGAAATATGTCCAAAATCAAAATTGTGCTTAAAGGTGTCCTGCCTCCTGAGATTATTGCCAAAGGAGACTGGATTGACCTCAGAGCAGCAGAGGACATTACCCTTAGGGGCCCCTATAGCAATCCTTTGAGAAGTAAGAAGGAGGGGGTTAATGTCAGAAATGTAGTGTTTGACACTGCCCTCATTTCTCTTGGTGTTGCTATGGAGCTTCCCAAGGGCTATGAGGCTGTTGTGCTTCCCAGAAGCTCTGCATTTAGCAAGTTTGGTGTCATTCTTGCTAACTCCCAAGGTGTCATTGACAATACCTATAATGGTAACAATGATGTTTGGAAGTTCAATGCTATTGCTCTGAGGGATACAACCATTAAGGCGGGTGATAGGAGTGCCCAATTTAGAATTCAACTTTCTCAGAAGGCAACTTTCTGGCAGAAGGTCAAATGGCTCTTCTCTGGTTGCCCTAAGATTGAGGTTGTTTCTATGCTGAGCAATGAGGATAGAGGTGGAATTGGTTCAACAGGAGTTAAATGATGGAGACACTGGCTGTATTATTGCTTATTCTCCTTGCAGGCCTCCTTTATAACATCATTCCCCCCTATATCAAAAGAAAGAAAACTGAAATTTGCTTCGCACCCTCTATGGTGAAGACAGGCCTGCCAATTATACCAGTGAAAAGTGGAGACAAAGAACTCTACATGCTGGTAGATTCTGGCAGTGACTGGAGTCACATTGACAAAGCTGTCCTTGATGAAGTCAAGGCAACAAAGCTTGATGGGGGCAATCACATTTCTACATTGGGTGGAGTGGTCACTGCACCATTCTATGATGTAGAGCTCACAGTCAAAGGAGAAAAGATGAATGAAACTTGTCTTGTCCTTGACTTTGGTGATGCCTTCAAGTCCACAGAGGAGGAACTTGGTCATGAGGTTCATGGAATACTTGGTATGTCATTCCTTGAGAAGCATGACTATGTTCTTGATTTTAACAAACTCATTGCTTATCAGAAGTAATGATTTACTTAGTTACGCAGCAAATCCTGCCACAAACTGAGTTGTACACTATTATAAGTGTAGAGGAGTCTTTGAGACTTCTTGAACCACTCAGAATTGTGGGTCTTGATACTGAGACTGAGGGCTTTGATGTTTATACTAAGAAGTTGTTACTGGTGCAGTTAGGCTGCTTTGATTTTCAAGTAGTCATCGACTGTACAACTGTTGACATTCGTCTTTATAAAGACTACCTTGAGTCAGACAGATTGTTCCTCTTATGGAATGCTAAGTTTGACTTGAAGTTCTTCTTTCACCAGAGAATTGTCATTAAGAATGTTTATGATGGTTATCTGAGTGAAAAGCTCATGTTCTTGGGATATCCCCCAGGTATGCACGGCATGGGTCTAAAGGATGCTGGAGAGAGATATGTAGGAGTAGAACTTGACAAGACAGTAAGAGGCAAAATCCACTATGCTGGCTTGGCAGATGATGTAATAGTCTATGCTGCCAATGATGTCAAGTATTTGGAGAAGATTAGAGAAGAACAACTGAAGCTTCTTGAGCAGAAGGGTCTGCTTACTGCAATATGGTATGAGATGAACTTTGTAATAGTTCTTGCATACATTGAGTATTGTGGAGTATATCTTGATGTAGAGAGGTGGAGGAGAAAGATGGCTAATGATAAGAAGATTCTTGATGAGAAACAAGCTGCCCTTGATAAATGGGTAGCTGAGAACTTTGCAGATGATGCAAGGTTCTGCAAAGTTAATCTTCAAGGAGACCTTTGGGGAGGTTTTGATACTGAGCCAAAGTGCATTATCAATTGGAATAGTTCCAAGCAGGTCATTGTTCTTTTTGAGCTGTTGGGTTTCAACCTTCTTACCAAGGATAAAGCCACTGGTGAGATGAAGAAATCTATTGAGGCTAAAGTAATTGAGCCTCAGAAGCATCTGTCTCCAATAGCTCCTATCTATCTTGAATTCAAAGCTGCTCAGAAGGTTGTGTCCACCTATGGACAAAACTTTATTGACCAAGTTAATCCTGTTGACCACAGAATCCATACTAACTTCAATCAGCTAATGGATACAGGCAGGTTGTCCTGTGGTGGGAAGAATAAACAAACTGGAGAGGAATATGTGAATCTTCAGAATCTTCCTGCTGATGCAGAGACAAGAGCTTGTTTTGCAGCTGAGAAAGGCAATAAGTGGATTAGTGCAGACTATCAAGGTCAGGAAAGTAGGCTCATTGCCAGCATTGCTAATGATGCTGCCATGATAGAGCTATTCAATCATGGCTGTGGAGATGTTCATTCTTTGACAGCAAAGATGGCCTATCCTGATGTTGTGGGGAACACACCTGTAGAGGAGATTAAGTCCAAATTCAAACATTATAGACAAGAAGCAAAGGGAATTGAGTTTGCCATTAACTATGGTGGTGATGCAACTACTATAGCTGGTAACAAAGGCATACCTATGGAAGAAGCTCAGAAAATCTACAATGATTATATGAGAGGTTTCAAAGGTGAAAAAGCCTATCAAGACTTTTGTAGGAAGGATGTAATGGAGAAGGGATTTATTCTCCTCAACCCCAAGACTGGTCATAAGGCTTATATCTATGACTATGATGAGCTGATGAAGATAAAGGCGAAGTTTACCCCTGAATTTTGGGAGTATTACAGACAGATGAAACAAGAAAGTCCTGACTGTGATACTGTTCAAGATGTAAGGAAGTTCTTCAAGAGAAAATCAGCATCAGAGAAACAAAGTATCAATTATAGAATTCAAGCTACTGGAGCTCTGTGCTTCAAGCTGGCTTCTATCTACCTCTATAAATTTACTTGACAATAACTTACTTTTCAAGGTAAAGTACTGCATTCCAGTACATGATGAGATAAACTTGGAATGCCCTGCTGAACTGGCAGAAGGTATGGCAAGTGTTCTTGTTCAATGTATGGAGCAGGCTGGAGCCTTCTTCTGTGAGAAAGTCAAGTTAGGTGCAGATGTAGTAGTGGATGATTTTTGGGTCCACTAGTGATTGATTGCCTGTGGGAGAGTAATACCCACAGGCTTTCTGCTGATATAACCATTAACAAAATGGAAGAGACAATTAACACAAACCCTCAGAATCCTCAGCGATATTCTGATAGTCTGCTTAATCAAATCTTCTCCTATGACACTCTTGTAGATAGAGCAGAAATCATGCATGGTTGGGCTATCCTTATTGATGGGAAGTTCTACACTCATGCTGGTAAATTCCTGTTCTCTTCAAGAAAGCAAGCTCTTCAGACATTCTATAATGGTGTTAGATGGCTTGCTTGTAGAAAGCTCTGGGCGGCAGAGGGACATGGAGAGATATCCTTTCCTCCTGACCATGAAAGTAGCAGACTATGGAGAACCTTCAAGAGAAATCTTGAGAGAAATCATGGTTTTCAAGTAGTATATATCTAATGGCGGATTTAGAGTATAAAAAGAAACAAGAAGCTCTGAAAAAGGAGGCCTTGGAGAAGGCAAAAGAGATGGTTAACCATCCCTCCCACTACCAAAAGGATGGCAAGGAGTGCATTGATGTAATGGAGGAGGAATTTGGCACAGCTGCTGTCATTGACTTCTGCATTTGCAATGCCTTCAAGTATAGATTCAGAGCAGGCCACAAGGTAGGCAATCCTGCTGAGCAGGATGAAGCTAAGGCCCTTTGGTATGAGGCCAAGGCAGAAGAACTCAAACAAAAACTACAATGAACATTGACAATGAGCTGAATGCCAAAATCATTGCATTACTACGAGAGCATCCAGAGGGAGGAGAGAATTTCTTTAATGCTCTTGACCTTATGGTGAGGTCTGAGCTGGATATTCTGCACTCCTTCTTTGCTTTTGTGGATAATGATGATTGGCTTGCCAGCCTCCTGCATGACCCCACAAGGTCTGTAGGTCTTGTTCTAAGTGGAAAATTTGGTCTTGCTTTCTTCAACAGGTTCCAAAACAGTTCTATCTTCAGGTACACTGATGATGTCATCATTGTCAATGGTGGCATCAGAACTGGAGCAGAAGTAGAATTATACAAGGATAATAACACCTTCTTTGCTGAGGAATACATTTTCCTTGATGATTCTTTCTACTCTGGAAAGACTAGAGATGGAATAGATGCTGCCATAAAAGCACATAGTCCACAGAGGGGTATCATCCACTCCTTTGTGGTCTATGATGGCAGCAGGCCTAAACAAGAAAATGTAACCTCAATGTTTAAGTACTATGATTCTAGCAATAGACTTTGATGGAACTTGTGTAAAGCATAAGTTTCCAGACATAGGAGAGGATATTGGAGCAGCCCCTATCTTGAAACAGATTACTGATAATGGGCATCAGCTGCTTCTCTTTACTATGAGGAATGATAACCCAGGTAAGAGACCTGTGCTCACCGAAGCATTAGACTGGTTCAAGGAGAGGGATATTCCTATTTGGGCAGTTAATGAGAATCCAGACCAGAAGTCTTGGACTCTATCTCCTAAACCATATGCTCATTGTTATCTTGATGATGCAGCTATTGGTATTCCTCTCAAGATGGATAGAGGAGATTCAAGACCTTATGTTGATTGGGGGAGTGTTTTGCTTCATCTTGTTAACAGAGGCTTTATCTCTGCCCATCAATATGTAGACCTGTCTCAGAAGAATCAAGACAGACCAATTTATTTTATCAACTAACATGAACAAGAAACTTAGGCTTGTAGTAACAGCCAAGTGTCCTAATAAATGTCCAATGTGTTGCAATAATAGATTTGACCTCAATGAGATACCTGTCTTTGACAGAGTAAATTATGAGGAAATTTCTATTACTGGTGGAGAACCTCTTCTCTTTCCCTATGAAGTGGAGAAGATTTGTACCTCTATCAGAAGTGCAGCAGAACTTCAAGGCTACAAGCCTAAGATTTGGCTTTATACAGCCAAGCTTGACCCTTTCACCTTTGACCTTATTGCTAATATTGTTGATGGTGTGTGCTATACACCCCACTCAGCAGCAGATGTAGCAGATTTCAAAGGAGTGAATAGACACCTCCTCAGAAATAAGGAGAATCTTTCGGCAGG